AAACAAGGCCAAGTTCTGTTCCACCACCTGCACATAGGTGGCGGGGTTGGTGGCGTTTGCACCCACGCTGGTGCCCTCGGCCACGCCCTGTAGGATGCCCTCAATGCCCGTGTCAAGGTTCATCATCGTAAGGTCACTCATGTTCTTCATCGGCATGTGCTTAACCTCAGTAACCACCTTGTTGCCACCATCGTACTTGACCGTCATACCGGGCCGCAAGTTGAGCAGGTTAAGATGACCTGCGCTGGATATGGAGCCACGGATGAGCGAGCGTGATTTGAGCACCTGCCGTGCGACACGGCGGGCGGCGTTGGTGGTGCGGGCGGTGTTGTCCACGATGGGTGCGCTGTCCTCACGCACTTCTTCCACCTGCCCTTCCACATCATCCACCGTGACAATCACCAAGTCGTTGAGAGCCAACGGTTGGCCCTGCACCGTTACACGATTGGAGATGTTTTCAATCGGGTTATCGGTCTTGCCGCCGAATCGCAGGTTCTTATCCACAAACACGCTTGCTTCGCTGAATGTGATGGGGATGTACAGCAGGTTGCCAAAGCGGTCAAGCAACAGCATACGGCTGTCGTGACGGCCAAGAAAACGCAGGGCGGTCATGAGGTTCATGTTGTTGAAGTCTTGACCCACAAAGCGTGTGCTGTGCTTGCGTGCGGAGGATGCAGTGACATTCTTTGGGCGTGAAATGTTTACGCTGGTTGCGCCGCTGTTGATGGACTCACCAAGACGCACGGCCAAGTCCGTTGTACGCAGACCCACATCAACAGGCTGGCCGAGTTTGACGGTGCGGCCAGTGAACCCGATACCGTCAAGCGTCTTACCTTTCATGTTGCGTAGGTTCACCAGCACACCAAACGATGATGATTCAACCGTGTGCGGCAACAGGCGTTGCGCTGATGCGTCGGCGTTGTAAATGAGCATGGGGCTGTTGGTGCTGGAAATTAAATCATCAGCAAAGAAAGGGGCAGTATTGAGTGAATGGCCGGGGGTGTTGTTATGCGACAACTGGATGTACGATTCGCCCTCAAGGATGCGGTAGTTGCGTTGCGGCATCACTTGTAAATTACGAGTGTTTTTCTTCTCCACTGTGACCTTTGCCTTGTTCGCCTTTTGCACGCTGATGCGACCGTGATGAATGGCGTTGTCCACAAACACAGGCTTACGCACATGGGTCATGACCTCATCTGCGTCAGTGCTGTACCGACCAGTCCTTGTGTTTTTAAGAACGGTCATCGTATTCCTCCGTTTGAGGCCACCATCCAAGTTCTTTTACAGAGTTTTCGTAATCAATGAACTCTTGGTCACGCTTTTGCTGTTCGGGATATAGGCTATTATTCAATCTCGCCCACTCACTTGTTCTTCCGATTCTCACAAGTGCTTCGGGTGGAATGTTTTGTGGAATTGCATATGAATTGAAAATCTGCCTTTCCCCGAACTCATCGGGAGAATACGATTCATCCAAATAAGCATCGTTAAGCCTATTACCTCTTATTCCCCATACATCCATCGCTCCTGTGGGTGAACGAGCCGATACTTCACCACCCATATTGTGTACCATCCTTACGACTTTCTCCATGTTGCTCGTTGTGGGTTCAATGTTGTTATTGAGCATCCATGCCCAAACTGCTTTTTCGGGCATACTTTCACCATGATAATGTTTCCAACCTTTTGTTGGTAAAGCCTTCATACCCTCGCTTTGGATTTGTTTTCTGCGAGGCTCTTTTGTGTAGCGTGCGCCTCTCACCGGCCCATACGAACTGGGAAAGTCGGGATGGAACTCACCCAACTCGGTTTGGCGTGAAGCCTTGAGGAAAGCCCATGCTTTGTGAAAGGCGGTCATTCTCCCCTCGCCCCCCAAGTTGCCTGTCCTTCACCTGTCCAATTTGAAGGAAGTCGTACCAAGTATTGTGGCGGAATGTATTGTTCAACAAACCCTTCTGCGGGTTCTGCCATGTACCCTTTGTTTCTAAATTGGCCTCGCAATTGTTCAATTGGCATTCTCACTCCAATTTGTTTCCTTCCTTCTCCTATTGTAAAAGCGTGAGAAAGTTGTTTTTGTTTATCGCTCATTTCACCAGCGGGATAAAACCAATTTCCTCTTTTTTCTTCGTTAATATCAAATGGCTTAACATCGGTGTCAATGTTGTCCTCTAAGTTGTCTCTTTCCCATTGTGTACTTGAGAATGTAGGTACTTGTGTTTTTAACCCCTCATGAATCAATTTTTCATACGCTTGAAAATTGTCAGCATCAAACATGTCCGGGTCTGCTCCATGATTTTCTATAGCATCCAGCCATTCATTTTCCCATTCTTGTGTAGGTTGAAACCTTCGCATCGTCACCGGCCCATACGAACTGGGGAAATCGGGGTGGAACTCCCCTAATTCGGTTTGTCGTGATGCCTTGAGAAAACGCCACGCCTTCTCAAACACCATATCAAGCCCTCAGCAGTTCCATCGTTTCAAGGCCGCTCCTTTGGGTGTCAGTTTGCCTTTCTTGCTGGTCGGGCCTTTTACACCCGACATGCGAGCGCAAAACGACTTACGACGCTTAGCGGCTTTACCGCCACTCTTGAGTTTACTGGGTTTCTTCGTCACAGGTCGCTTGAGGTTTGCGCCTGTTTTACGCTTAGCGGCGGCACGACCCTTTGCACTCAAACCGCCCGTCCGAGCGTGCTTGTTTTTGTTATAACCATGAAAGGGTTTTTTGGCTTTGAGCATAGCCCACGCCAGTTCACTGGGGCTACAGCAATCGCAAAACTCGTAATCGTCCATGCTCACCACTTCACTTTGTCAGCCCAATATGCGGCACTCATTGGCCCACGAGCGATGTTCTTGGCATGACGGGATTTGAACGATTTGCGTTTAGCCTTCATGCGTTCCGATTCACCAGCCTTTGGTTTACCAGCCACGCTTGCACCCTGCTCACCAAAGCGAATCGTCTTGGTTTTACCACCCGACCGAGCCACTACGATGTGCGATTTTTTGGGGTGGTTGGGGGTACGCTTAGGCTTGTTGTAACCACTCACGCCCGCTCGTTCAAGGCGTGGGTCTTTCTTGAGAAGCATCCATGCTTCATTCATTGGATTCACGAGGCATCACCACTGTGGTCATTTGAATTGTAGGTTACATCTCCTTTATGTCCTTTTGGATGAAGAGATTGCGAGAAGCGGGGCTGGACGGTGTAATCCATGCGCTCTTCCTTGCTCTCACCCTCTTGGTGCGTGCGTCGGCGTGATGCGTCAGCACGGTAATGTTGCAGGGTATTTTCACTGATGATAACACGAGTAACTTCGTTGTCCAATAGCGACGAATCAAAGCCCGTAGCGGCTGTGCCGATAATTTTCGGGCCTTGACTCATTGGCACGGTATCGCTTGCACTGATGTCCATGTAGTATGCGGGCGCATAAGGTGGGTTGGTGTCGGGGTTGGTGCTACGAATGTAGGAGCCTGCTGATGCTTGACCGTTGGTTGTCTCGTACACATACAGCCCATACTTACCACCAGCGGTGGCACCGAAGTAGTTGCTACCATACTGCGGGCTTGACGAGTGCAAGTTGAGGTTGGAGCGGAACATCTCAGCGTGTTGTTTGTCCAGTAAACGAACTGGGCGCAACATGTAAGAAATGCGCTTGTCGGTGAGGTTGGTGCGCTGGTGCCCGTTGGTATCACTTTGATACGGGTTGCTTGATTTCCAAGCAGAACCAGCAGTGATACCGTATTTTTCAGCGAGGTACCCCTCCACTTGTTGTATCTCAGTCGTGGACAATGCTCGGTTATATTGAATGACTTCAGCAATTTGACCGTTGAGGTAATACGGGGTTGGCACATTTGCAATTTGGTAACTTTGTGCAGTTGATTTCCAATACGCTTCTGTCTTTTGTAATTCTTGTGTGCCGTTGATTCTCAGCGTTTGAGTCGCCGTAGCACCAGCACCGTCACCACCAGCGATTGTAGCGGTTATGATGTCCGGTGTATTAACTGTTAAACCGCTTAAATATATTTGACCCCACGCTGTGTCTTTGCCCCACCAAAAGCCCCACTGGTCTGTCCCGCTCCATTTTGCGTAAATGTTGAAACCCGACCGGGTTACGGGAGTGCTTGAACGAGATTCAACAATTCCTTGATATGAGTTATCATCGGTGTCCGATGCGGCAACAATGAACAAGGACATTTGATTGGTGTTTAATTCAGCGGTAAACGGGGTAGCCAAGTAATCATTGCCGTCACAATCAACGACAGGCATGTTATTGAAATCGCTATCGCTGGCACGATATGTTGGTTGGGCACTGGCCGTTACTTGGGTAAACTCGTGCCCATTTCCACTTACATCCTTCCATGAAGTGATAGAATCTCCATCGGACAAATCAAGGCTGTCGGCTTTAAGCCACAACGCCATGCCCGATGTTGGTATGCCACCCCATTCGGTGTCGTCAATCGGTGATACGAAGTTGCGGGCTTCTGCGATGTAAGTACCGCCGAGTGGGTTGAAGTTGGAGGTATGGGAAAGCCGCATAGCACCACCCTGCGGCTGGCCGCTGAAATCAAGGGCGGTGAGGTCGTAGTGGTCAATCGTTTGCGAACCTGCTTGCATACCACCATGCACGATAACACGCTGGCCTACGCCACGGTCGGTATGCAGGCTGTGAGCCTCGGTGTTGATGGCGATGAGGTTATCATCCACGCCTTCCACATTCTCGGTGTCAAGTCCAATACGGGGCGCACTGCGACTTACAGCATCCTTGTGAGGCGAGTCGCCGCTCACCGTTTCCACACGGTCGCTTACTACGGCTTCGGGCTTGA